CGACCAATCCACGCCGCCAATGCTGGCGACATTCCGCCACGGGTTAGTTTTCGAAACCTCGCACCAGTTCCCAGCCTAGCTCTTGCCATATGCCCTCCTTAATTTACCCACGTTAAATTCCGCAGACGCACGCCTGGGTGTTTCCGTGTTGGGTTGTTTATGTTGCGTACGCCTGCGAAGATTGCCCGACATACGAGCGCGCACTGACCCCCTTCTCTCGGAAGCGGGTGCGAGCGCTTGCATGTTTTACGGGATAGCCGTGCGTGTGATCTGCATCTGAGTGTTGGTGACCGCATCATACATCGCCTGAAACGTCGTCGTGATGATGATGTCTTGATTGATGCCTCGAATGTCTTGCGTAGTGCCGGCCACCTTCACCTTCGGCCAGAAAATCACATAATCCTGCCCCGTAGATTGATTGTCTTTGATATGAAATTGCATCGCAAATGAGCTGTTGTTCAACATCAGTTGATACATGTAGGCGTTCTGAAAATATATATCCATTGTGCCTGTAATATCCTGTGTACCCATGCCGTATTGCTTGCTTTCATACGACTCGATGCAATCACGCACTCGATAGTTGTTTTTCACCTTGAATTGCAGCGAGCGCACACAACCCATGATGTTCGGATTTTCCTCAACGCCTGTGACGAAAGGACCAGCTGTGATCGGGGTCAAAGTGCCAGGTTGAATCGGGGTTGCGTCAAGGTCAGTTCCTTGAATCAAACCCGACACACCCATCACAGTGAAAGTCGCCATGATGATGGCGTGCGCCGTAATGTTCATGTCCCATTCTTCCAGCGCGCACCCACGATAGATGATGTACTCAGTAACATCGGGGTGGCCTTGCTCAAACACATACGAGCGAAAGGTTGTGCCGTTCGATAATGAATTAGGGCTGGCGATTCGACCCACAATCGTGAATGTAAGATTTGATCCCGCAGCCGTGCCAGCCGCCGAAAGGGTGACGGTGGTGGCATTGGTCACAGTAGCAATAGTCGCGCCTGCTGGTATGTTTTTGCCTATAATCGACTTACCTACATCGCCAGCGATAAAGTTCGCCGTTGCGCTGGTATAAGTTGTGGTCGTCGCCGACACGCCATCCGTCCCATGATAATCACCTGCGCCCCATGTGCCGCACAGTGCCGCCTCGATCAGTTTGTCGAAATTGTTGCTCGAAAATTCAGAATCAATTGCTCCTTGCGCCGCATAACCAAGCAGCAACAAGTCGGAGCGCACACGATCAGGCCGAATTTCAGCACTAGGCGCGGTTGTGTTCCGATGGCTTAATGCGCTGCGCGTGAAGCGCATCTTGGTCATCGTTCCGGGCGTGACGGATGGTGAGCCAGGCGGTGGCGGCACAGGCGCTGTCGCAAATACGGTTTCGGGAATCCATGTGAGCTGTGACCGAGAAGAATCTGCGCCGCCTGCTTCGCGTGATAGCAGTAGAAATTGAAACAATTTCATTGGTTTAAGCGGTTTTACGCCGTGAAATAGTGACGCGCAAGACTTTTTTTCACAACTCATCCACTCGATACCGCACCGTGATGCGCCATTGCAGGCGTCCACTCGGCTCAAGACCTACGTAGGCAAGCTCAGTTCGCCTGAATCGGATAGTCATGGTTGTGCTCGGAATCGTTTGCCAGCGTTCATCGAACATCGCCGCGATCTTGTCAGCAAATTTCATGGCATCAGTTGTGCCATTGGCTTCAACGCAAAAAAACTGAAACCACAAAAATGCCTCGACTCTTGCGCCGTGCTGAGTTTTTGCGCTTATATCAATCGATGTTGTGCTAATCGGCCTCAATGACCAGCGCGCCCACGGGCCTGTTGGCGATTGCTCACCAATGTTTTCAGCAAATAGCGGATAGGATTTGTCCCATTCGTTCGCAATGATGCCACCAATGGTTAGTCGCGTCTGTTCGAAGTTCACGGCGCTATGGAACCTTGAATAATTGCTTCCATTTCAGCCTCAACCCGCTCAAATGCAATGCGAATAAAACCGCTTGGCGCTTGCTGCGAACTGCCTTCCTCTAAATACTGGACGTAATCAACGCCGTTGGAAATATAAATCGGCCGAGTGCCGTCAGTAGTTAAATTTTCGGGGAAGTTAGGGGCGGCATACGCGTTTCGGCCTGTTTCTTTGGTTGGTGGCGGTGAAACAGTGAGATTAGGTGTGTCAAGTGAGACATTCCAGTTTGAGCGCGAGTAGCCTGTGTCAACTGGGTTTGACTCAACAATCCGACCAAAGATGTTGAACGCAGCATGGCGTTGGACGGTTTCGACGGTTTCATTCAACTTCCTCGCTATGGCGGGAAGATCCTCCTTTAACAATAAAATATCTTTTTCGGCCATTAGCTACCACGGCGGCATTTGCACTGAAGTGTTCCATAAATCGGGTCGTAGCCCACGAAATCGATTTCCCATAGAAGGTTATTTGAAATCAATTTGCACGATTGTTCTACAGGCGGCGGCACATTCGCGGCAGTCAAGTCAGCGACCTGGAATAAAACGGTCTGCGTATTCGATACGCTGCTTGGATTTTGTGTCTCGCCACCGCCATAAATGAATGCGTTGATCGGTGGACTTTGCGTGCCAGGTGCGAGCACGTCATTGTTAAGATCGTAAATGCCGTGACCATACACAATCACTACCGGCAGCTGTATCGATACCAACTGCTTATAGATCAATGCAATGCCGTTGAGTAGAAGCGATTTGTAATTCATTACATTGTGCGCTGCACGGCCGCGGTTCCCCAACCAGCGGTTACATCTGCCCCCAAAACTGACAGCATTCGCTGCACTTCACTGAATAGCGGCACGATAAAGGTATTGGATTGCGCACCATCCTTGAAAACCAAATCGATCACTTCTACGTGCATCGACTTGATGCCTTTAGCCGTATTCTCAGTGATGCGGTCAGTGCGCAGCATTTCCATCGCCTGTAATGCCGTTGCTTGAGCCAAAATCAGTGGAATTTGATCAGAAGGATAATAGCCGTAACCGAAACCCAAGCTAATCGGATAAGGATAGCTGTAGGGATAGCCAGCATAGATTTCTGGATTCGGGCAATAAAGTCGTGGCCATTTCAACGGCTGCGTGGCTGACACGATGTAGCCGTTGAAGTTCATGCTGTTGTCAATAGATCGGGTCGCATTTATCACCGATATTGATTGCTGATCAGGCGTCGCGGCTCCCCAAGGCGAAGCATTTAAGATCCCGGCCAAATATGTTGTCGCCGCCACCACGCTTGTATAACTATTCGCGAGGGGGTTTGAGCCGGTGCCATCCTCAACAACGACCGTAGGAGCAGCCTTCGGGTCAGGCGCTGCAGGTGGAGGCGTCAATTTTGTGATGCCGACAGGATAATCTTCCATAAATCACCCCAGTTCCGCAATGATGTTCACTGCATTATAGTCCGTATTCGGGAACGTAAGTTCTTTGCCACTAGCAAATATCACTTCCCATTCCTGCTGGTAACTGCCAATCGTGCCTACGTCTGCCGCAACAGGATCGTATTCAAAAGTTGCATCAGGATTTATGAGAGCAACCTGCTTGATCAGCAGCGTAGGGCTTTTCATAATGAAATGCAGTACGGCTCCAGTAAGATCGGATGGAAGCATCGCCACGCCGTCAATCTTCGGCGTATCCTTGAACGCCAGCTTCGTGTCGCCCTGCTTTATGGTTACGGTGGTTACGGCCATAATGCTTCTGTCTTTTGCACTGTTAATGCCGAACTAGCAACTGAAATTCTAAGCTGGCTGGCAGTGACCACAGGCGTGATCGTCAGCCTCGATGATGTCACGACCGGCGTAATGGATAAAGTTGATTCTGTCTCCATCCGGTTCAGGGTCGATGTCGCAAGTGTCACCGTGAGCGCTGACTCGGTGACGACAGGCGAAACGCGGAAATTGCCCGAACTGGCAATTTGCCCGACATAGAGCTTTAGAAATTCCCCTCCTGGGCCAATCGCTGAAATTGATTCAGTAGTAGAGATATGATCAGCGACGACTCGACTTCTGACTGCATAATATGTGGCAATTTCCGATGTATGAAGAGACTCTGTAGTCGTCCTAAATGGTGTGAGCGCACGCGAAACGACTTCTGCTGTATTGGGAACATCAGTTGCAGATCGAGAATAAGTGACTGACCTGATAGTAGATTCAATAGTTGTCGGGGCATCAGTTGTGCTGCGCACCGGCACATTGGTTCGCGCTACGGACTCAGAAGTTATGGGGTGATCTGTAGCCGATTGTGATCGCGATGAAGCTCTGGAAATTGCTTCTGAAATCGTAGGCGCGTCAGTCGCCGTGCGTGCAGTTGTTACGGTGCGGGATGCTGTCTCTGTTATCGAAGGTGAGTCCAGCGCATTACCAGTTTTGCCGCTAACTTTACTCCCGGTCGCCGTTTCCGACGTGGTTGGCGCGTCCCCGATGCCAACATGAAAACTGCCTATGCGCGTGGCTGATTCTGATGTTGTCGGAGCATCAATCGCGCTGCGCGCTGTGGTAATTGCTCGTGTTGCCGATTCACTTGTTTGGAGAGCATCAGTCGCGGTGCGCTGCGTCGTAATCGTTCGCGCAGCTGTTTCGCTTGTAATGGGCGAATCGGTTGCTGTGCGAGCGTGAGAAGCGGTCGCAGATGCCGATTCAGACGTAACCAGGTGATCAGTTGCCGTGCGAGCTTCGCTGGCGGCACGCGATGCTACTTCAGTCGTGGTTGGAGCGTCGGTAGATGATCGGGCGGTGACAACGGCGCGGGTAGCAGTTTCGGCTGTCGTCGGCGCATCGGTCGCGGTCCCCGTCTTGCCGCCTGTCCTAACTCCCGTCGCGCTCTCACTCGTTATAGGAGCATCCGAGGCTGCGCGGCGGATCGAGGCGGTTCGCGTCGCCGATTCGGTGATCGTTAGGGCATCTGTAGTTGAAGCGTGGAACGAAGCCGTTCGGGTCGCTGATTCCAGCGTATGCGGCGCGTCCGTCGCCGATCTCGACGTTGTTATTGCCCGCGAGCCGATCTCGGAAGTCACAGGCACATCCGTGGCTGTGCGTTGCCTATTGGCTACAGACGTTGCAACTTCAGCGGTATGTGGCGCGTCGGTCGCAGAGCGCGGCGTGCTCAGAACTTTGTTCGCAACTTCACTTGTAATCGGCGCGTCGGTCGCGCTGCGTGAATGAACGACTGTTGCGCTGGCGACTTCACTTATATGCGGCGCGTCAGTGCATGAGCGGCTGTAGAGCCTGCTGCCTACCGCTGATTCGCTGATGGTAGCATTATCAGGAGAAGGCAGTGCGTATTTGCGTGATAACCATTGCGAGACAGCCAAAAAATCGGCTGTGGAAATGTTCGGGCTATAGACAACAACTTCAGCAATGTCGCCAGTTAAAGGCTGAGTAGCGTTTTGGTCGGCCCCCAATCTTATACTGATCGCGCCGCAGTAACTAGAATCAGATGACAGGCTAATGCCATCTATGTAGCCGTAGCCTAACGCGCCATACGGGGCATTTAGCCCGAAAACATGGAACCCGCCGCTGTAATCGTGGCGGTAGGTCGTACCGACGTAATCAATGTAGTTTACCCATGTAAATGTACCGTCTGTGTTAAGAAGTAGCCCCGCATAAGCACCCTCATAAAATCTGCCGACAGTGGCTTTTGATGTTTGACTGGCGACTACTAACGCGGCAATACCGTTGTACCCAGCGGCAAAATTCGAGCCGTACCATACCTGCTGCGCCGTAGTAGTACCGGGGAATCTAACAACGGCATGGCCGTTAATGACGTTGATCTTGTATGTCGCGTAGCCGGAGTTGGCTATTAGATTGAGTCCCGCAGTGCTGGAATCAGCCCACGCAGTGACGTAGCTGCCGTCGCTCTGCGCTATGGTGTCAGACTTATACCAGCCTATCAACCCCGTGACCTGATCTGGTGACTTACTCGTTACAGGCACACCACAGTTGCGAACATACTGACTTGGGCTGGTTGAAAGTGATTCGGTTGTAGTGAGTGTATCGGAACAACTTCTGACGAAGCTATGACCGCCGACTGCTGACTCAGATGTCGCGACGGCGTCAGCCGCGAACGGCTCCTGCATTAAATGCTGAACACCGGTTTCGGTGATCAGCAGATCACCAGCCTCAGTCGTTAGGACTGGTGACAGGCCAGCTGGCATGGCTTATGGTGGCACAACTTCTATGCCGCCGCCAAGAGTGCGAAAATGCTGTGTAGCGGCAGTGGTAGCAGCGGTCATCACTAAATCCTTAGCCGTAGTGGTATCGACTGTTATGCCAGTAGTTCCACTGGTACTGGATAAGATTTCTTGCCCGGCATCCGCCCAAGTTAAGTTTGCAAATACCGTTCCGGTAGTTCCGGTTGTTCTAACAGTCACCAACCCGCTTAATCGCCACGCATTGTTCGTAGAGCTAGGCGAAAGAACAGTGGTGAAAGCTGGAGTAAGAGTGAGAAGCTGTGTTCCAGTGACTCCACCCCACCGCAACCTGATGGTGTAATTCAAAACCGTTGCGGCAGTATCAACATTGCCGAATACATTGATTCGATAGGTCGAACCTACCGCAGCCGAATTAGCCGGGACAGTGTAAACAGGATGAACTGTTTCAGCCGCAGCGGTCTGATCGACTGTCGCTGTAATATGAGAGCCGCCGCCGCCTGCCGCTACCCAAGTGGCATCTTCACGCAGAAACCGAGTCGTCCCTGCCGTGGCACCGGGATCAGGCGCAATGCCAGCGGCGTGTGAAGCACCAGAAGCAACCATCACTGGCAACTGGCTCGCCGCAGCCGTGCCGCTCACAAGCGAAAAACTGTAATCACCGCTGGTTGCAACAACCGCGCCGGTGCGACCAAAAACAGAGCTGACCACGCCCGCGCCTCCGCCGCCACCAGAGGTATTAAAAGTCAAAAGCAGATTATCGTTATTGGTAGGGTTAGTCCCGCTGCCAGTGACAAAGGCAATCGGGATCTGGAACCATGTAGTGTTGTTGACGACTGCGGCATTGATATTATAGCGCGCCCAATTAGCTGCATTAGTCTGATCTTGCACCTCGATGATGTCACCGACTTGAAGCGAGGCTAAAAGCGGAGTGCGATCAGTGCCGTTGCCGTCGTTCTTGGAAATAGCGCAGGCGGTGGCTGAGCCAAAAGTGAGATTGTTGAATCGCACGTTGCCGGTAGCGGGGTCAGCCATCGTGACCACATTTTTGTAGTTCCAAATCGACTCACTGGTCGTGGTTGGCGTTATCCAACCTGCGTCGTAATTGGTCGCGCTATTTTTTTGAAGAACCTGTCCCGCAGTGCCGCCCGTGGGTAGGACACCGGGAACCTGTGAGACAGTCCCCTTTTTGGTTACGCCGCCTTGAACCAGCGGAATAGTGTCAGCGCCAGCGATGCTAGTTGCGGCTGGCAAAGCTGATATTGCAACATCAGCCATGCGCCCATCCCCTTATCCCGTAGTGGTAATTGTATCGGTGACAGTAAGCGTGTCGCCGTTGTTCACCGTAGCTGTCGCGCTCAACACAGTCTCAAAAACCATTACGCCGCCAGCCGTTAGATTCATCGCCGTGAACAAGCCCATCATGCCGACAGTAGTCGGACCAGCAGTCACCGTGTAAACTGTCTGCATCGTGTAAGTACTTGCGCCGCCAGTGTGCGCGTAGGTCGCTTTGGCGCGGCTAAGACCGCTCGCATTAAGTTCCGGTCCCGGTAGAACAGTGTCAGTCGCCGTTGCTGTAACAGAAGTCGATAGCCCCATGAAGCGCGGCACACAGCAAGGCTGCAAAAGATAAACGCTGCTCAGTGCGGGAACTGTGCCGACGGCGTCAGCAGCCGTCCACCATTGATCAGTGACAATCGTGGTCGCTGACCCGCCCGCACCGCAATTTGCATATACCAGAGGCGTAGTGAGTCCCGTAACAGGAGAATATGCGCGCCAACCATTATACAAACCAGCCGCGCCGCCTAAAGCCGAGTCAGTGATCAGTGTGGCAGTAGGTGCTGTGGTGTGCGTGCCAGCGTGCATCGGCGAATGGCCGAACGCCGCATCCCACAAATCGCGGCCAGCGTTGGTCAGCAGGTTTTCTGAAATGCCGCAGTCGGTGATCGTCCCGTCAGGATGCGTGATGAAAACGTGGATATGCTTTGACCCCATGCGCAGCGACTTTTCTTTCCTGCCCCTGCGAAATAAATTAACAATCGTGATGTCGCCTTTGCGCTCAATGCTTGTTCTCATGCTGACTTGTCCTTTGAACCAGTTTTATCACTCGCCGTCGCCGTAACCGTCGCACCAGTTGGTGGCGTTCCCGTCCCTGTATGCTTCTCGACCTGTGTCTTTGTTAGGCCAATTGCCTTTAAATCTTTATCAGAGAAATCCGCGAGCACATTCCAGTTTTCAGGATGCTCAATCACTTCGAAGCCAGTGCCATCAGGATTCACCTTGAACTCCACGCCATGACCGCAACTAGGACAGCCGCGTGGGACGACGTTTACGCCAGCCGCTCCGGCTTCGACTAATCTCCCGCAATTAACACATTGGAACGCGAACTTCGATTCTGCCATAAAATGTAGTGTGGTTATGGCTCAATTATCACGTAGTTGACCGTACTGGTGTCGGTAGCGCTTGAGGACGTAATCGTAAAGCCCGTGCCAGGCGTTTTGGTCACACGCAGAAATCCCGCCGTGCCACCAAGCACATTGTTGTCGAGCACAATCAAGCTGTTCGCCGTCACATTGATGTCGGCAACGGTTGCGGTGCCGCCGCCACCCAAAACAGCAGTGCCGATGCGAATTTGCGAAATCTTAATGCCCTGATAGCCGACACGGATTCCACCGATAAACTCGTTGAGTTGCATCTTCACGCCGCCAGCCCACTTCGAAAGCTTATGAAAACCGAAAATCACTTTGTTCTTCATAATGCCGAGCTTTACATCGATGAGTTTAGCAAAGCAAGCAAAATTTGGTTGACGCTTTAGCCTTAGCGCGTTACAAGCTGGGCAACGATGAAAAAGACAATGCTTCTGTTGTCGGCTCTAGTCGCCATCGGCACGACAGGGCTGTTTTTGGCGACGCCGAACGTAAATGCTCAAGCACGAATTGCAGGCCCCGCCACCAACACCGCAACCAGTACCGCAGCGGCAGCCACGATCAATGGCCAGTCTGGCATTGTCACGACTGAGGCATTGGCGACCGCTGCTGGTGCGGATTATACATTTGCGCTGACCAATTCGGACATCAAAAACGGAGCGACCACGATTATCTATGCATGGATAAAAAATGGTTCGAACACTGGTGGAAGTCCGTCGATTGGACGCGTTCAATCAACTGCTGCGGGTTCAGCCACCATCGTCGTGCATAATGGCGGAGCGGCGGCATTCAATGGCACGCTTTTGATCGGATTCCTGCTCCTGTCACCCTAGTCCATGAAGAATTTGGTTGTCATCGCCGTAGCGGTGTTGCTACTCGCCGCTACGGCTCATGCAGCGCCGCCTTCATATGCGAACGCCGCAAGCGTTACGCCAAATGACGCTGCGGATTTACCCAACGTTGCGCTGGCGATTTATGTCGGTGGGACTGGCAATCTTAACGTCGATATGTATAACGGCGTAACTGTGGTGTTCAGCGGCGTACCAGCAGGAACAACCCTGCCAATCAAAGTGAAGCGTGTGCGCGCTGCGAGCACAACCGCAACGTTGATTGTCGAGTTTTACTGATTTCCTTACGGCAACGTGCTGCGTAGTTCGCGTTGCTCAGTGATCTCGTCGTAGGCCAACGTCTCAGGAGCCGCTGGCGATTCGAATGGCATTCCTGTCACCTGCGATACTTCGAGCTGGCTTTGCTGTATCGAGTGCAACGCCGTCAATGGATTTGTGGCCGGCGCTGACGACTTCAATATCATGGCTCGTTTATATGCCACGTTGGCTTCTCGTGTCTGATTCATTCCATTCATGTGTCTGTATTTCCTTTCGTTGGTATATCCTGCGGCCCCATGCGCGCCATGACGGCTTCATTCATCTCGTCGCGCACAGTCGGTTGACCGCGGGTTAACATTCGCTGTGATTTAGCCTGTGCAGCTACTTGCGCTTTTAATGCTAGTGCCACCATCCTGCCATGTTCAGCCTGCTTCTGATCTTGCAATTCCTGCTTTTGCTTAGGCGTTAATTCCTCAGTCTTGATGAATGGCGTGCGTTTGCGTTTGGGCAGCACATTTGGCGGTTTAGGATTAGGCATTTCCATAATGCCAACGTATAAAAGCAAAACGCCCATGAGTCCAGCAAGAAACTCATGGGCGCTGCTATATGCCTACTTTGCCTTTACCCGAATTACTCTTCGCTCTTTTTGCGTTCGGCCACTGCTTCTTTTACAGCTTCCTTAAGCGCAGCTTTCTTTTCCTCGGTGAGCTTGCCGATATGGTCTGGCGCGGTTTCCACTGCATCTTCTAAACCGAGCGTGACCCCGCCAGCAGCCGCAGCTTCCTCCAGTCTGGCTTTAAGCTCTTCACCGAACCTAGCCTGTGCTTCATCCTGCGCTTTTTGCAGGAAGTCAGAATCAATTCTAGCCATAGTAACCTCCTATTACAGCTGGTTGTTATGCGTGATTTGAACCATACGAACGTTTTTCGCCTCGTAAACTCGCGCCCAGTTCGCAATGATCGAAAGTTCAGCGTTTTGAGGGCTGAGTCCCAGCATCGACGAACCAGTCCACTTCACACCACGCGGGTGCAGGATGATTCTCCACCGATTGATCATAATGTTTTGGCCAGCTAGCGCCACACGCGCAAACTCGACTTGCCATGTTGAACCTGGCGCGCCGCCTTCAATCGGGTAATCAGCCGCACTCGTTCCTAGCGCAATTGCGCCAAGACCGAACAAATAGCTGGTGTAATACGCCGTAGGCGACGTTGTGCCGTTCTCAACCCCTTGCGGCATTGAGTCGTCAACGATCACATCCAAGCCTTGGAATTGCGTGATTACTCGCCGCGCATCCGTGACTGGGATGAAATCAATGAGATCCTGCTTCAGCAACGCAGCGTGCGTAGCCGAGTGCATGGCAATCGCTACCAGTTTGCCCTGCGCATCGCCCAATAACTGGCGGGCATCGATATAGGTCGAGCCTGTCAGAAAGTTCGCTGTGCCGGGCATTCCCGTCGTGGCGTGAATGTCCTTCATGTTAGCAGTCATGGTCGTATTGGGCGCAGCGCCAGTGCCGAATACGCCTTTAAGCTCGGCGATCAGCATGTCTTGTAACCGACGCGCACGGTAGTCAGCAACAAGCTCGGCAATTTGCCGCGCTGGGTCGCTGCCAGCCAACACGCCAGCCAGATCATTCGTTGACCATGCTTTGCCACGGTTGTGCAGCACCGCACTGTCGCTGGACGCCGTGATCTTGCCCGTGGAAAGCGAGCCGGTATCGCTTAACACTTCATCCGATCCCTGCAAATCCTGCCAGTACGGCATGGGCGTTGTTTGGCCGCCCCCGCTCGCCAGAATGTCGAATGCGGGGTCGGTTTGCACGACGCCTGATTGCCAAAACGCCGTGAGTTGCGATGTGCGCTCAACGACGTAGGGCGACCAAGTTTGCGGGACGACAACATCTGCTACCAATGTCTCCGCGCCACCGGCTATCGGTGACATCGATAAAAAGTTAAAAAGAATTTTCAATGTTTCCTCCGTTAAAGTTTGGCTTGAAACAGTGCGTCGATTTATCGCACTGGAAGCGACTCCCACGGAGGCGGGTTAATCGCCTACTGCGCTTCACAGCCACGCCATGAACTTTCGGCTTTCACCACTGGACATCCACGATGCCCGCCTTCAATCGACGCATTGATACGCCCACTGAATGATTGGCGTCAAGTCCAATTTTAACATGCACCCGTGTCGCCCTTGCCTTTGCCTTTAGGTTTTTTGGCTTTCTTTTTCGCCATAATGTCACTTCCAGTTTCCCGCTGCGTTGAAATCAACGCAGCGGGGAATGAAAATCGATTAACTAGCCGCAGCTTCACGCATCCTCGCAGCTTTCTCAGGGTTTTCACGATAGATGCGACCTTGCTGCGTGAGGTTGAACTCATCTTTCTTGAATGGATTCTTCGACTCATCAATGCGTCCCGGTGCACCTCGTCCTGGCACACCACCACCTCCAGCGTTCCTCTTGAACAGGTGCGGCGCATTGGGCTTCAACGATTGGATCCAACGCTCGTATGTTAGCGGATCACCGCGATCATCGGTAATCTCCAAACCGTCAAAGCCAATTGCCTTTGGCTTGCCGTCAACAAGCTTGAACGTAGCACGAGCGCGGGATTTGATGTCATCAACAGCCGATTCCTCTAAGCCAGCCTTCAACGCCACGTTTACGGCTGCTTCATCGATTCGCATGGTTTCAAGTTCGCGAGTTAGTTTCATCAATTCATTCTTCAAACTCTCCATCAACTTATCGCTTTTCTTGACGGTTTCCTGCAACCGTTCCTGCACGATCTTGTCAATCTCGCCTTTCTTGAAAAGCTTTTGATCGTTCAAATCGCCTTCAATGCCCTTTAGCCGCAACGCTTCCTCAAGCGTGAGGCCAGCTTCCTCCAGTTTGTCGGCGAGCTCTTTATATCGATCACGATCTTTTCGAGCAGTAATCGCGTCCTCGCGAAACTTGTCGAGTTTATCTTTAGTGATGAGGTCATCTGCGAGCAGCACAAATTTGCCGTCGCGTTCTTCATAGAAATCCCTGAGTGCCTCAGGGACATCTTCCTTCGTGTTATATACGTATTTTAACTTTGTTGCCATAAATCGTTCGAAATATTATCGTGCCTTTGAGCCTTGCAACACGCCTTTCGCGCCTGGTAATGGTGCGGTTTTGTCTGATGCCCGCTGCACACCAAGCTGCCTTGGTGCTGGACCTGTGCCTTTGGTTCGCGATGCACCGCCACCGACGCCATGCCTTGCTCTGCCTTTTAGACCATTTCCGAATCCTGATG